GCGAGATTTTGTGACGCGAAATCTTGAGCCACATCCCTACTTACAACAAGTTCCTTTTGAAACATTTTAACATTTTTTTCGTAAGCCATTGTTTTCTTAACTAGCAGTGCAAAGACAGCACCTATTGCAGCGACAGCCAGCAAAATCCCACCTGTGGCAGCAGTAATAGCCGCACCCCATGCTACGGTTGCAGGAAAGAGTTTTGTTATTATACTTATGGCACCCCTGCCTGCTGACTTGGCAACACCCATGAATGACTTACCAACTCTTGCTAAAGGACCCCGGCCCATTTTATGTAAACTATCGGCAATAGCATCAACTCCCCACTTCTTAGCATCTTCAAGTGGTTTTTTCATCTTTTCAGCTATAGCACCACCAAATAAGGGTATTTTCTTCACCATTTCCAATAGATCCTGACTCATTTTATCAAAAAAGGGCGCAGTTTTTTGCGCTATAGCCAGTGATTTTTCAGCGTACTTAGTTCTATTTTCCGCCGCGGCGGCGGCAAATGCCTCTTTCGCCGCCACAAGCTCCAGGCCCTTGCCCATCGCCCCCACTCCGGCGTTGGCCTGGTAGATGAGATCTGCGTGGTGTTCCGTAATCTCCGCCATTTTCTTTGATAACCACACGCTTTGTGACAGATTACTGTTTTGTGTTTCTTCCTCTTTAGTTGCCCCCTGGAGCTCTTGGGTCATTTGCGCTGCGGCAGAAGCACCAGCTTTTAAGTTTGTAGCACTTGCAGCCGTGGATTGTGATAAATTACCAGCAGCACTTACTGTGCGTTCAGTTTCAATTCGTTGTTGTTTTGCGGCCTCTGCTGCTTGTTTTTGCTCTTCAGGTGTGGGCATTTTTTATATCTTACACTTTATTTCTTACGGCCAAGTCGTAAAATGCTTGATCTGTTTAGGTGTCATACCTGCATTTTTAGCCATCTCAGCGAAATCTTTTGCAATTTCATCGAATTCCCGATTCAGTTGTCGTAGTTGATCCACAGACAATCCGGCTTTCTTCGCAGCCTTGTCAACACGTTTACTCATCAACTTCGCGAAAATATTTCCAAAAAAACTTTCTGTTTGGAGCGGTTTGTTTTTTATATCATTAATCTCTTCTCTAATGATTTGGTGGAGAATTGACTTTTTTATCCTCATAAGAAATACCCATACGTTGAAGTTTATATGTTACCTAATTGCTGCATTAGTATTTATACTTCCACGGGAGCTTTTTTCTGCTCGTTCAGCTTCTTTCTTATTCATCTCGACAACTTTATTGAACCACCATGTTCTCATCTCAATGGGAAGGTGCCACGCCTCAATAAAAGAGAACTTACAGTAGTAAACGAGAGAAAAGACCTGTTCCCAGACTTGTTCTTTATGCTCGGATGTTAGGCCAAAAAAACTGGACCGCCATTGGGACAGTCACCTCCGCTGATTCTCCACACTCATCACACGTAAAGTGTTCAAGCATTAGGATTTTTGGCTCATTCTCATCCATATACGTTCTCAAATCAACCGAATCTCGAGCAGGCATGTTTTTAACAAAGTTTGAAATTTGAGTCTTATTAGAAATACCATCTATTGAAATGATTGAATGAATTAATTTTTGCGTAATCATATTATCAGCGTCAGTCTTCAGAGCAGACTTTCGACGTTTTTGAGTCTCTAGAATCTCATTTTCATCTCTACATGTCAAAAACTTCCAGATAACATTTTTCTTTGTAACAGGCAGCTCGAATTCAAATGCATTTATGTAGGGATTGATCGGCTCAATTTCAAGTCTTCTAATTGGCAGTTTAGACAAATCAAACTTTTCAGTTACATTTGATCCGCACGCTGGACATGCCACTTTGGCCTCATACTCAGAACCATAACCGGTTATTCTAAGCGAGATTAAAAGTGAATCTCTGTCACCTCTTATCATATCACCGATGTCTACACTTTTGTCGACTATGACGTTCTGTAAAAGTCGATCAATTGCTATTCCTTTTTTTATGAGAGCTTGAGATGTGAGAATGTCCTCATCTTTAGCAGTCATAACCCGCATTTCTATATCACTTAAATCGTGAAGATTAGTGTCAGTTCCGTATAACTTTCCCTCTGTTGGAATTGGGACAAATTGTGTTGGAACCTCATAAGTTAGTGTACTTGTAGGTCCTGTACTCTCAGGACCTGTAACCGTTTTCTTCATTAAAAACTCCTTTGATACTTACTTAACTTCTAAAAAACTTAGAATTCTAGAATCCATCTGTCACACTGAAGCGAAAGTGTAATGTTGAGTGGTTCAGCTGCCCCATATTCCAACGCAGTTGTATTAAAATCAGCGGCAGTGATAAATGCATTCTCACCCCTCCACTGCTCAACTACAGTTCCAACTGGGTCTAGAAGCTGAAGTCCAATATCTTTTGTATAAAATGAGTGATAGCCATCTCGACCAGTTAAAGATTCGTGATGTAATCTAATCCACTCCATCACCTTTTGTGCCGCAGATGGTGATATTGGATCATAAAGAACAAGTTCAGTTGCTCCCCACTTTGCCGGTCCACCCCGGACATAACGAACTGTGTTCATGTAGGGAATTTCCAATGCTTCACCGAGTTCGATCGATGGGCGAGCAGCAGATTTCAAAGTAAATGCATCTATACCGTCAATTTGCATTGTCCAACGATTTTGCCTCTTAGGCTCAAAAGTGTTTGCTAACATCTGGTTAACTTCTAGTACGTCAGCCATTCTATCTCCAAAAAAATCTAATTGTGAATATTTACTTTAAAGTTTTACCTCAATAGTATATATCATTATTAAAGTGTATGTTCTTATATATTCTTTGCAAGATAATCAACTAATTCTTTCTTTTTCTTTACTTCTCTTGGAATAAATCCCAAAACAGACTTGTCACCTGCTCTGATCGCAGTCCTTAGTTGTTTTCCAGAAACTGGAATTAATGATCTAGGCAAACTTTTTACGGTAAGCGTAGAATCCTGTTTAGCATACTTTTGCGCGTCCTTAAATCTTGCAAGGTCTTCTTTACCGGCGTAGAGTATGACGTCTGCATCTAGATCTTCTAGCATATCAAATGTTGACTTGACTGGGGATATTGGTGCCATAATGAGCTTCACTTTATTTCCCAACGCCGGGATATAATATTTTTCCCAAACGTGCTTTGTGACATCAGGACCAACACCATCCCTCTCTTTACTTGATGCTATAACATAAACTAAGTCTGCACGCTTAAGAGCATCTTTAACAATAGAGAAGTGGCCGATGTGTGGTGGCTTAAATGCACCAGGGAAGATCGCTATTTTTGTTTTTCGGGCTTCAGTCAACAATCTAAAATTGAGATCATAGTGTTCAAGTTTAATTTTTCCAAATTTAATAGCACCTAAAATTTGATTAATTGGTGCAAAGAATCCAGTAAGTTTGTATAGCTTCCCGCTGTGTTCAATAGCCACACCCTCTATGTTCTGTGCATAAAAGCTAGTGTATTTTGATATCTTATTAAGTTCGGCCTCTAACCACTTGTAATCTGCGTGACTTCTTCCGAGTTTACCTTTAACTGATTTCATAACAGATTTTACTTCTTTATCCATAGTCTTTGCTTTTGCATCAGGATAAGCTGTCAATGAAGAGACCAAGTTTCTTAAAACTATAAATGATACAAATCCAACAAAATCTTCTAGCGGTTCTAATGCCATTCTTTTAAGCTTGGCGGCAGTGTAACCCTTCAACCCCGGATATAGTTCTAATTGTTTTTTAAGGGCATTCTTCCCTTGAATTGTTCTCTCTATTATTTCTTTTTTATCTTCCTCTTGTGTTACGCCGAATTCTTTAAGAATAAGCCCAAGCCTTTTTCTTGTGTAGTCTCCAATTGTATTTCCGGCTCCAACACTGACTTGAGACATTACTTTTTTGAGTCTAGAATCTGCTTGTCCAATTTCTCTTGAATTGTTACTAAGTTGCATATAAATTGGTCCAAGAATAGACCATTCATTTCCACCCCGAATTCCCGTAATAACTTTTTTCTTAAATTTATCAAATAGTGCTGTATCTGTAGGGACCATTTTTTTCTTGTCTGGATCCCATTTCTGAATACTGTGGAATTGAACAGCTTTCTTATCATATGCTATAGTGTTGGCACTTTCAGGATATAGAATTTCCATATTAATCCAATTTTCACCATTAGAAAATAGATCATTTAACCCAGATGCACCGAATGATTGCGCTGCTTTTATAAAAGCATTAAACCCGTTTGTGAACGCTCCTTGAACACTTGGATTATCTGGCCACATATTTTTCAATGTGCTTAATGGAACTCCACCGCTCTTGACTTGAGTAATGTTTCTTGCTGCAATAAACTCTTTGCCGTTATAAGACACAAATAGATTTTGACCATCTGTCTTTTCTGTAACTGATGATTTATTAACAGTCCCGGACAAAAGATTGTGGACGAATGATTTAAGCCCGCCGAATGTCAAAGACTCATCATCATAAAGATGCATCATATGTCCAGCAAGACCACCCATTTTATCTCTTTCCTATAGTTCTATTATACCACAGAACACAAGAATTGTATACTGAAAAATGCGAAAAAGTTGAACTTTGTGTAAACTTTTTCGCATTTTTCTTAATCATTTAAGCTTCGTCGAAAGAAGCCCCAGTTCTTGTGATAAAGAAATCAACACTTATGAACTCAGCAGCTCTCGTTGGCTGTATAAAGATTTGTCCCTTGAGAATATTTCTATCAACTACGTCTGGTGTGTTAATGGATTCATCACACACAATCTTAAATCTTTCAATACCTTGATTTCTTTTTATATTTTCAAGAATTGGATTTACTAGATTAACAAGTTTGGTTCTTGTTGAAACATTGTTGGGCTCAAAGATAAGGAATTTTGCAGTCGAAGCAATTAACTTTCTGCTAAAGAGAAGTAATCTGCGAACATTTATTCTGTCCAATGCAGAAGCTTTCGTCTGAAGTGTTTTTTGTCCGAATACCACAACTCCTTGTCCAGAGAATGTTCCAATTGGATTCACCTTATTATTGTAAAGCTCATCTCTATCGTCTTTGGTGAGCTTATCATAAGCTGACACTACATTATCCATAGTGCCTCTATTAAATCCGGCAGGAGCAAACCAAGGAAAC